TTCAATAACCAAGTATCCTTGTTCTGCATATCCTGTGTGAAAACACAATTCACACGTTCCGAATTCTACTTCCTCTACATTAGAAACATAATCTATTACTTTATATTTCATTAGCACAACACCTCTTTTACATTTTTTAACTTAATTTCTCACGTTTAATTACTAATGCTGCTGCCATCATTAATATTACTAATAATGTTAAATCATCATTTTTTAATCCTGTGTTTGCTAATTTTTTAACTTTAGCTTGTTTGTTTTCCTTTTTAAATTCCTTAACAACTTTAACTACTTCTTTCTCTTTTGGTTTTTCAGTTTCTTTAGGTTGCTCTGGAATTTCTAGCTCTGGTAATTCTAAAATTGGAGCTGGTGGCATCATAGGAATATCAGTAATATCAAGATATGGTTTTTCTACAACTGGTGCAGGTGGCATTAGTGGTATATAATCAATGTTAAGTTCTGGCTTCTCGTATTTAGGTGCTTCATTTGGAATCTCAAATACTGGTTTATTTTCTCCCTCAACATTTCCTGTTCCTTTAGCGATTTGTACTTCAACATCTTTATCCCAGTCTACATTGTTGTCTGCTTGAACACGTAAGTTATTAGTTGGGTTTTTAGTTAAGTCTTTAACTTTTGTTGAGTATTCTAAAGACACAATCTCATTTAATGCAGGTAATTTAATTGTGAATCCATTTGAATTAAATTCAATGTTCTCTTTTGCTACTTCTCCGATTTTTGTCCATGGATCTATACTTGATAAAATTCTAGCTTTTAAACTACCTGGAACATATTCCTGATTAGAATCCCATTTATCAGTAATTGTAACGTTTGTTAGGTTAGCTTTTTTATAATTAACTCTTCCAGCCCAATTAATAGTATCTCCGTTTTGAGTTCCCCACTTAGTCACTATTTCTTGTGGATCAGGTACTCCGTCTTTGTCTACTTTTGTTGTTACAATAGTTCCGTTAAAATTTAAATCGTATGTTGTTGTTTCAGTTCCTGTAACTTTCTCTTTATTCCAAACTGTCATTAAAGAAAGCTGCATACTCTTATTTAATGGTTTATTTGCAAAATAATCGTTAAACACTGTTGTTACGTTGTTATTCTCAACACTCGCTGTTGCTTTACCAACTACATTTCCTTCTGTTCCTTTTACATCGAAATTATAACTAGTCTGTAAATTTAATTCTTGTGGTAGGTTGAATATTACCTTATCCCCACTATTAATTTTTAAATCGTCGCTAAACTTCGTTTTATATTCAACATTTACAGGACTAAATCTATCCCCTCTTGTTGTTACTTTTACATCAGGATTTTCTACCTTAATTTCATTAGCTGATGCATACCCTCCAAATACTAAAATCATTAGTAATGTTGTTATTGTAAATATTATCTTCTTCATCTATTTTCTCCTTTTTCTACTCTATTATTTTCTATACAGCTGCTTTTTTAATAGCATCTAATACTTCTTCAGGTGCTGCTAATACTAACAACATCCCCCATCTTGCGGTAATATTTGTTATTGTTCCTTTATCTATATCTTCAGAATCTTCTTGAATTGATATAATCTCATTAGTATTAATATAAATATCTCTTCCGTGAATATCTGATAATTTTATAAACCTTATATCTTTGTTTGATATAACTTCTTTTATTTCTCTTAATATATCTTCTATTCGACTTTCTCTAACTTCATAACCTAAACTTTTAAGATCCATTATTTCTCTCCTATCTTAACTAATGCTATTAATGTTTCATTCACATTTAAAACTTGAACATCTACTACATATTCATTATCCCCTAATGGCTCTTGATCTATGTCACTTCCTGTAATTAATTCATTAATATCATTTGCTACCATTTCTTTTGTTGTTTCAATTTTTATTACTCTTTTAATCATTATTTTTAATCTCCTTTAATACTTTATATATTTTTCTTAATGTACTATACCTTGTCATTGTTAATCCCTTACGTACTTCACGTATTGTTTTAACATGTAATCCTGTTAATGTTGCTAACTCCTTGTTAGTTATTTCTTTCTCTCTCATTAGCTTATCTACATTAGTTTTCATCCTCTTCTGTTTTCTTTCTCTTACCTATTGCGTATATTAATTCGCTTAAATCAACACATGATCTCATTAATTCTTTATCTTTTAGTATGTGTCTATATTTTCTATTTAAGATTAATAATGCTCCTCTAGATATTAGTTTTAAATTATCTATCTCAAAATTAGTTTTATTACCATCTAGAAATATCACCACCTTACCTTTCGGGACTTTTCTATTATGATGTTGTTCCCATACATATCTATGTTTGGATATCCATTTATTTCTTTCTACTTTTATTTCAACTATTCCATCTACACTTGTTCTTTCAGAATACAATTCTCTAAAACGTGCTGGTGTATGTCCTTTTTTAAAGCTTGTTCTGTTAGCTCCCATGTACCCAGTTACGCCTTTATTCCAGGGAATATGTCCTTTTTTAAAACTTCCACTATTTCGCATTTTCAATCATTAATGGCAAGGAAACTCCTTTACCGAAGTCATTTTTATATTTTTCTGCTTCTAATGCTAAGCCTGCATTATTTATAATCGTATTCCCTATAGTTGTAATAGTTTTTGCTCTTGCCATTTCTTCTTGTAAACTTTCACCTTTTAAGTTTTCATCATTAATTCTTTCTAATGCTTCAAATAAATGATTATTTAGATCTATTAATTTATTCCTTGCCATGTTCTCCTCCTACATCATCAACATAAATAATAGCTGTCCCTCCAATAATACTGATTTCTTTTATTTCCTCGTTTTCTGCTAGTGGTGGTAAATCTATTATTTCTCCGCGTTTATAAGCTTTAATATAACTTTCCACTTTGTCAGGAGTTGTTTCTATAACGTCTACTCTTTTAGCATTTTTAAACATTGACTTTTTATACATTGTTTTCTCCCCATTCTTCTCTTATTACTTTTAATTTGTTTTCTAAATGTTTCTTTTTATTTACCCATGCTTTAATATTTGCTTCTGTAAATGCTACACTCCAACGCTCTTCATTAAGCGTTTTTTGTAATTCTAATAAATTTTTATCCACATCAGAAAGTGCTTCTAATATATTATTTTCTGTTTGTTTAAACTTCAATGATAATTCATCTTTGGTATCATCTTCACTTAAACTTTCATATATTTCTTTTAATCTCTTATAGTTTTTAGATCGTGGCGTTCTTCCTTTTTTCCATGCTAATAAATTCTGTGAATCTACTCCTAGCTCGATTGCCAAAATAGCTTCGCTCCAGTTCATTTTTTCTTTAATAGTTTCAATCATTTCTTTAATAGTTACAACTTTATTCATTTTCCTTAAACTCCTTTACCCTTGTTAAATGCTTGTTAACTTCTTCTACTATTACAGGTTCTATATCTAATCCAGTTTCAACTAAAAGTTGTTCTTTAATCTCACTCATATCAAATAGTATCTGTCCAGCTTCTTTCATTTTTGCATCACTTACTACTTCAAATAATTCTCTAATAGCACGTTCAATTCTTTTAGCTCCGTAATTATGATTATGTCTTAAGCTCCATGCTAATGCTAAACAAAAGTCACCAATGAAATCTGCTACTTTTATATTAACTTCTGTATTTAATCTTTTAGTGTAGCTCTCTTCTATTTCGTTTATGGTTAGATCTATTGCTTCCCGTTTTGTCAATTTCTTCTGACCTGGCTTTGTTAAACTGAAATTATTTCTAATGATTTTCTTCTTTCCCATTTTTAATTCTATCCTTTCCAAGAAAACATATTAATTATTGCTCCATAAATGGATTATACTCACTATTAAAATCATAGAAATCTGTAACATTACTTGTCTCTGGATATGCTTGTTGGTTGTTATTCCCTTGTTTTTTACTCTCTAAGAAGTTAACTTTGTCTGCAATCACTTCTGTAATATATACTGTCTTTCCGTCTTTTCCTTGATAATTCCTTGTGGAAATTCTACCCTCTACACCAATCAAACTTCCTTTATTTAGAAATCGTGCCATATTCTCCGCTTGTTTCCCATAAGCAGTACAACCTATAAAATCTGCTGGAAATTCTCCTCTTTCATTTTTAAAGTTTCTATTGACCGCTAATGTAAAATTAACAGCTGCTTTATTTGATGTAGTATATCTTAATTCTAAATCTCTTGTTAGTCTTCCTACTAAAACTACGTTATTAATCAT